GGACCGGGAGGCGTGGGCGACGGCGAATCCGGCCTACGGGTGGCGGATCACTGACGAGGCCATGTTCGACCTCTACGGCGAGCTCGGCCCCGACTTGTTCGCCCGGGAGTGCTTATGTCTTTGGGAGCAGGAGCTTGATGCCGGCTCTCGGGTCATCGCGACCGATGTGTGGGAAGCGGTGAAGGATCGGCGGGCCGAGGTTGGCACTCCTGTTGTTTTCGGGGCGGATGTTGCTCCGAACCGTTCGCGTGCTGCGATCGCTGTTTCGGACGGTCAGGTCGTGGAGCTGGTCGAGGCCCGAGCCGGAGTCGGATGGCTGGTCGACCGATTGGTGGAACTTTCATCTGCACACCACGCGCCAGTCGCGCTCGATCCGACGGCGGCGGCGGGTGCGTTCGGGCGGGAGCTCATGGACCGGCAGGTAAAGGTCGTCGAGGTCGGTGGCCGCCAGTTCGTCCAGGCGTGCGGTTCGTTCTACGACCGGGTCATGGAACGGACGATCAAGGTTCGCCCGACCCGTCAGGAGCTTGACGCGGCGGCCTCGTCGGCTGTTCGCCGGAATGTCGGTGACGCGTGGGTGTGGGGGCGCCGTACTTCTGACACGGATATCTCGCCGCTCGTCGCTGTGACGTTGGCGGCATGGGCGGCCGGTACGAAGCCGAGAAGCACACCTAGAGCCGTTTGGGCGTGAAGGAGAGCGGATGGAAGACAACACCGCCTCCCTCAATGTGTGGCAACGACTCGCCCGCAGGATCGCCCCCGTGGCGTACCGCGAGGCCCGCGACCTGAACGGCCCCGGTGGCGGCATCTCGTTCGTCGACTGGGCCAAGTCGTTCAAGCCCGGCGGTCAGGTCACCTACGCCGGCCAGGCATACCAGGCGTACTCGACCGCGTCGCTTGGCGGGTCGACGAACGGCTACTACTACGACGGCAACGCCGTCGTGTTCGCCTGCGAAGCCAACCGGCTCCTGTTGTTCTCTGAGGCCCGTTTCCAGTTCCAGCAGCTCGTCAACGGACGCCCCGGCGACCTGTTCGGCACGCCGGCCCTGGCCGTGCTCGAGGAGCCCTGGGTGGGAGCGTCGACCCGTGACCTGCTGGTGCAGGCCGAGCTCGACATCTTCCAGTACGGCAACTCCTACTGGATCCGCGACCCGCAGCAACCGGACCGCTACCTGCTCCGGTTGGACCCCTGCAAGGTGAAGATCCTCACCGAGGCCGCCGGCGACGACATCTACGGTTACGCCGTCGGGCAACGGCTCCTCGCCTACGTCTACATGACGAAGGACGCCCAAGGCCACGACGCCGTCGTCGTCTACGAGCCCGACATGGTCGCCCACTACAAGCCGTACCCGGACAAGACGAACCGGTTCATCGGCACCTCCTGGTTGACCGCCTGCCTGTCGGATGTCGAGTCGGACGCCTCGCTGACCGCCCACAAGCAGTCCACGGTGGACAACGGCGCCAAGCTCGGCTACGTCGTCTCGCTGGACGCCGGGATCACCCCCGAACAGTTCGACCACTTCGTCAACTCGTTCCGCGCCAACCATGAAGGCCCGGAGAACGCCGGGCGGACCCTGTTCCTCGGTGGCGGTGCCGACATCAAGACGGTGTCGCAGACGATGGAGGACCTGTCGTTCAAGGCGGTCCAGGGCGCCGGGGAGACCCGGATCGCCGCCTGCGCCGGCGTCCCGCCGGTGATCGTCGGACTTTCCGAAGGGTTGAGCTCGGCGACCTACTCCAACTACAGCCAGGCTCGCCGCCGGCTTGTCGATGGCACCATGCGGCCGCTGTGGGGGTTCTTCGCCTCTGCGATGGAGTCGCTGGTCGTGGCACCCAACTCGGGTGCCCGGCTCTGGTACGACGACCGGGACATCCCGTTCCTCCGTGAGGACGTGATGGATCAGGCGCAGATCATGTCGACGAACGCGTCGACGGTCCGCACTTTCATCGATGCCGGCTTCAACCCTGACGCCGCGCTCGCCGCTGTCGGCGCTACCGACCTGTCCCGCTTGAAGGGCACTCATTCCGGCCTCTACTCGGTGCAGCTTCAGCCGCCGTTGACGTCGACCCCGCCGGTGCGGATGACCCTGTCGCTCGGCGAGATCCAGCACCGCGTCGCCGACGGTTGGCAGGTGCTCGAGCTAGAGCCCGCCGTTCTCGCTTCCTAAGAACCACCCCGCGGTCCGCCCCCGCATCTCAATCCGCCATTTGCGGGAGGACCAATGTCCGAAGGCTTCTACCTCCGCGCCGTCGCGTTCACCCTCAGGAACGACCCCGCACCAGGCGACGGTCTCACCCTCGAGGGCTACGCCGCCGTCTTCAATTCGCCGACCCTGATCAACGACTGGGACGGCGAGTACGAGGAGACGATCGCACCCGGCGCGTTCAAGCGCACCATCAACGCCCGGACCCCGGTCCTGCAGTTCGACCACGGCCAGCACCCGGTCCTCGGGTCAATCCCGATCGGGGCGATCGAGTCATTGTCGGAGGACACCCGCGGCCTGTTCGTCCGCGCCCGCCTGTTCGAAAACTGGATGACCGAACCGGTCCGCCAAGCGATCGACGCCGGCGCCATCGACGGGATGTCGTTCCGCTTCCAGGTTGTCAAGGACCAGCGCACCGAAGCACCCGCTGACGGCGGGCCCGCGACCCGGCTGATCCGCGAGGTCCGCCTTTTTGAGCTCGGTCCCGTCGTGTTCCCGGCCTACAGCGACACCACCGTCGCTCTTCGCTCCCTGGCGTCGGCCGTTCCCGGCCTGACCCTCACCCTCTCGCAGGGCGTCACCTCCGACGAGGACCGCACTGTCGACACCGCCCAACCCGCAGATGCAGACACAGACCCTGACACTTCCGACGAACCCGCCACGGAGGCCCGTGGCACTTCCGACGAACCCGTCGCAGAGGTCAACACCGACCCGACGCCGCCCAGTCACTCGGTTCCCGATTACTCCCCCGCGGCCCGCGCAGCAGCGCTCCGCGAACTCGAACTTTCCCGTCTGGGAATCGGAAGGAACCACTGATGGCTGAGCCCATCCCCACCAACGCGGAGGCGGTGCGGACCTCGCGTCTCGCCGAGCTCCGTGACCAGATCAGCAAGATCGACGTCGAGCTCCTCACGCTCCACGGCGACGGCAAGGTGCTCAGCGAGGTCGACGAGGCCCGCTGGCAGGACTTGATGACCGAGCGCAGCGTCGTCAAGCCCGAGCACGACAAGCTCGAGGCCCGCGCCAAGCAGGCCGAGGAGATCAAGGCCACCAAGTACGCCGAGCTCAAGGGCATGCCGGAGTTCACCCGGCAGCGCGACGAGATCGCCGGCGCCGACATCCGCACCCTCGACGCCCGGGTCGCCCGCGACGGCGCCCTCCGGGTGCTCCAGTCCCGCGACAACGGCTACGCCCTCGCTCCCAACCAGGTCGACGCCGTCGAGCGGCACATCCGCAAGAACGATGACATCGCCCGGCGCATCCTCGTCACCGAGAATGACGCCTACCGGTCCGCGTTCCACAAGCTGATGCAGGACAACAACGCCGCCGTCTACTTCGACGACGACGAGCGTGCAGCGATGCGGCGCTACTACGAGTACCGCGCCGCGTCCGAGGGCACGACCACCGCAGGTGGCTTCGCCATCCCGGTGCTGATCGACCCGTCGGTGATCCTCACCGACCAGGAGACGGATAACCCGTTCCTCTCGATCAGCCGCGTCATCGATGTCAACACCAACGTCTGGAAGGGCGTGAGCGCGGCCGGTATGTCCTGGTCGTTTGACGCTGAGGCCGCCGAGGTCTCCGACGACATGGTGACCCTGGCGCAGCCGACGGTGACCGTCTACACGGCCCGCGGTTTCATCCCCTACTCGTTGGAGATCGGGCAGGACTGGCCCGGGTTCCAGGACGAGATGGCCCGGCTTCTGGCGATCGGCTACGACGAGCTTCTCGTCGACAAGTTCACCCGTGGCTCGGGTTCGGCGGAGCCGTACGGTATCCGCACCTATCTGGAGACCACCTCCGCCGCGCAGGTCACGTCCACCACGGACGGCCAGTTCGGTCAGGAGGACGTCTACGCGACGTGGGCGGCGTTGGGGCAGAAGTACAGGCGGCGCGCGAGCTGGCTCATGAGCGTGGACATGATGAACCGCGTGAGGCAGCTCGGAACGAGCACCAACTTCCACGCCTACAGCGTGAACATCGAGGCCGGTGCCCTGCCGATGCTGTTCAACCGTCCCGTCTACGAGAGCCCGTACATGCCCTCGTTCTCGAGCACGACTGGGGCCGCAACTCGGTTGATCTGCGGTGATTTCAGCAACTACGTGGTTGCACGTCGCGCTGGCATGACGGTCGAGCTGGTGCCTCATCTCACCTCGACCGGCAGCAACCTGCCGCAGGGTCGTCGTGGATGGTTCGCCTGGGCGCGGATCGGCGGCGCGCCGGTCAACGCTTCGGCGTTCAAGATCCAGCTCAACACCTGAGCCCGGATCTCCCGATGCGCGGGCGGCGCTCCCGGGAGTACCCGCCCCTGTCGCGTTCGCGCCCGCTTGCGCGACAGGGGCACCGCCCACCCCGCCCACTCCCGAGGAGCCCGTCATGAACATCGTCTAT